CGGCTAACATTAGATAAATCCTTTCAGAATACCTGCCAGAATTTCAGATGGTCTTTTCTCATAGATGCCACCTTTCATCCATAGACGCATCCACTCACCTTGGGCATTGGGATTTCCCTCATAGGTACGCCCTGTCTTTTTGTCTTCCCAAGGTGAATGGTGGAAATTGTATTCTGGATGAAAATACAAGCGTCTTGCATACGGTGTCGAAAACATAAAGCGTATGAATCCACGCTTGGCAGTTGTGGTGTCAACCGTAAAGGCTTCACCCTGTAATGTGCCAAGCATCCTTGGTATTACCTGTTCTTCACGGATTTCATCCTGTAAAGCATAGCCAGATAATCCCAGTGCCTTTGTTATTGAATCATCGATATGCTTCAAGCCTTTTTCATCCCATACAATCTGATTCGTCTTGCTCATTTAAATGTGATCTCCGTATGATTCACAGTGCCATCGGGATTTCTCCGCTTGAAGCCTTGATGTATCTCACGCTTTTCGCCAAAGATATACCCCTCACCGCCTGTGATATTCGATATAGATGGGCAAATGTCACCGTTAAAGTAGGCACGCCCAGTAATATCGATGATTTTCTGATCTGCCGTATAGACCGCCTTACCACCGTCCTGCCAGTTGCACAGTGTGGTTATGTCAAGCACTGTGGTTGGCTCGCCATCCTCACCGACACCCTCGCCATCTATGACCAGACGGATCGGTGTAGTGCATACGGCATTCGGTACTAATTCTGGAAATTTCATCAGACCGCACCTCGCCAACACAATCCTGTCTGCTCAAGTAGGGAGTACACCGTCTTCTGGATAGGCAGACCGTTTTCCGTTGCCACATTGAAGCCATCGCCAAATGTCATCGCCACACTGTTGATGGAATACGATGACAGAATGGAATTGATTGCATCTTTGTTCTCAAAAAGGAAATTAGCCTGTTCACAGACCACCTGCTTGATGATGCCTTTCTGGAATTCGGTCAAGTTGTTAAAGCCGTACTGTACGATCCTGTTGAATGTCAGTGTGTCAACATCTCTGCTTGCCTTGGTCAGATAGGTATTCAGTGCAGATGGATTGATGGTGTCATATCCCATCTGTGCATATTCACTTGCAGTAACATATGGTGTGTAAGACATCTTACTCCTTACCTTTCTTGGTGGTTTTCTTGGCTTTCAGTTTCTCGATCTCATCACGCAGTGCGACATTCTCATCATTCAGCGATTCGATGCGTTCCATCAGTTTGGCGTACTTCTCATACGGTATGGTCTTGCCTGTGCCGTATGCGATCAGTTTGCCATTATCGTCATAGATGTCATATCCCTCATTCTGGAATGACTTGATGTCAACTTCTGTGATGGTATACTGTTTGTTCTCTTTAGTGGCGATCATTTGTGTTCCCCTCTCTTTCCTTTAATTAGGATGATGCTCCCGACCTATCTGCGTTGATGGCGATACCTGCCACTCTCTGCGCCAGTACGAACAGGTCACCATACTTACGATTCTGATAGATGTATCCATCGCCTGTTCTGGAATCAGTTCCAGGAGCAAACATCTTGATGTACGAATATCTTTCTCTGGCTACTACCGAATCTGGATGCACTGCGATGGCGTTGATCTGACCTGCGCCAGTGGCAGGTGTGAAGCCATCGGTAAAATCGTACTTGGTCTTCATTCTGGCACTCGGTACTTTGACGATCTCAACATCGTCTAAATCCCAGACCTTTCTGTTGACAGTGCCATCTGTCATTCCAGATACGTTCATAAATCTGGTCAGACCCTGTGCGTTCTTGGCGATCTTGTACATTGCAGGTGTAAGATACAGGATTCTGCCCTCTTCTGGTACTCCTGCGTCATCCATATCGCACATAGCCGTATCAAACCAATCAAGGAAATTTGATGTGGTCAGTGTGGTTGTGTTGACCGTGCCACCCTTTGCTACGAAATCACTGAACAGTTTACTGAAACGATACGCATCCGTTTCTGGGATAGCCTGCTCACGCTCGAATACTGTCTGGATATTTGCTACCGATGCGACCATATTCGTTTCATCGACATCCATCGCATCTACGAAAAATTCAACATCCCTGTCGAATGCAAGCGTCTTGGCTTCCCAAGTGTTGGTAAGATTACCTGCATTGAAGCCGATTGATCTTGAATGATTCTTGTATCCAGAAAGTGTGATCACTGGCAGTTTGATGGTCTTCGCATCAAGCCACTGTACCTGCGGATTGCTCTGTGTCAGACCATACGATCTGGATTCCGCTTCATACTTCTGAACAAGAAACTGGCTGAAAGATTCAGCATAGTTGATAGTGTTGCTCATTTGTTACCTCTTTCTTACTTGATTTTTACCCCGAAAATCTTTGCAAGTTCCTCATTGTTGGTGTTGGCTTTCTGCCCACCGTCTGCACCCACCTTGAAGCCATATGCTACTTCCTCTGCCTTGGTCTTCAACTCTGGCAGGTCTTTAAGAACATTGTTCAGACTTTCTTTCAGACTTTCCTCGTTAATAGCACCGTCTTTCACTACATTCGACAGGTCAGCCATCTTGAGCAGGTACGGCATCTTGCTTGGTGCTACGCCCAGTTCACCTGCCATCGCCATCGCTTGCATCTTGGTTTCAGCCTTGATCGCTCTTGCGTTGGCTTCTGCTATCTGCTGATTCAGACCCTCGACATCTGGCATCTTGGATGCCTTTTCTTTCTTGAACATCTCGATGGCGGTCTTCATATCGTCTTCGGACATATTCTGGCTTTTGAAATAGCCTTTGAGTACGGTGTCTTCTGCCACCCTCTGCTTGCCCTCTACGATGCTTGCGATCTTGTCATAATCGATGTTGATCTGTGCCTGTGTGTTGTTAGTGTTTTCGGTTTCCATAACTTTTCCTTTCTCCAGTTTATAGTGTGGCTCACTTTCCCAGTTTTATGTGTGGCTCACTTTCCAGTTTTTAGTGTGGCTCACTTTCGGTGGACACCGATGGACTTGCACCATCTGTGTACGCTTTGTATGTGCCCATACAAGTGTGTAGTATTCTGCCCTTTCGGATACCGCTACACACGGCATTTCTACTCTCTGTGCCCAATTACTTTCAGAAATGTTGGCGATGCCCAGTGTTCACCCAGAACACCGCACACCGCACATCTCACTTTCGGATCGGTCTGGCTTTCCAGAAATTCTTCCAACGCTCTGACTTGCTTGTACAGACCGTCTGCACCTTTTGTTTTGGACAGACTTTGCTTGTTGTCAAAGCAGTGTACCATTGCCGTTTCCACACTGTTGTGGATTCGGTCATCGATGGCAAAGCATTCAAGGTTGTACAGTTCATCTTCACCGTACTGCAATCCCTCTTTGAATCGGACATCCTTGTACCGTTCTCTGCGGTACAGTTTATTCCAGACCATACACCACATCATTGGCAGTCTTTCCAGATCGTAATATCCGACACTGTTGGCATACTTCACATCTCGCATCCCAACCTTGCCGTACCATCTCTGGTGATTCAACTGGTGGATGTTGGCATCCCATTGCAGTGCGTCTTCCCACGCTTCTGTGGCGTTCTCTGTAAGATGATCATCCGCATCAAGGAATGTTATCCACTCGCCACTGGCTACATCCAGACCTGTATTCCTTGCTCCGCTTACGCCCTTTGCGTGCTGATTGGTCAGTAATCTGAAACGCTTATCCTTGTTGCAGTAGCCATAGGCGGTCTCTCTGCTACCATCGGTACTGTGGTCATCGACCAGTATGAATTCGGCACTGCCATCTTGGATGTGCATCGATTCCAGACACCGTGTCAGCCATTCTTCTGCATTCCAGAACGGTACTATCACACTAACCATTTCAGCACCCTTTCCACTTCTTTTGGGTAGTCAATGTCGGATGTGTAGTCATTGATCGCCACATAACTACGATCTATCTTGTTTGGATGACTACCACGGATCACCGACCATAATTCCCACGCTATCGGTTGACGTTTGAACACGCCAAGCGCATCAAGTTCCTTGACCTCATCACAGGCGTTGTGCAGATGTGCCGTATTCCAGACCTTGAATGCAAACGGCTCGATGTATTGCTTTGGATATTCCTTGGCAAACGGTGGTTTGCTACCGAATAACATCACATCATCCGTTTCATATTCCACGATGATCTTGATCGCTTCTGGCGAAAAGATCACATCACCGAATATGTAGCAGACAGGTGAATCCATCGGGTAAAAGCAGTTGCACCAATATCCGTCAGTGATCTGATCATATCCCTCGGTGGTGTACTCATTCCTGTGTGTCAGTAACGGTACGCCAAATCTCGCAAAAATCGGATTATCAGCACTGATCGCTATGTCTTTCACGCCACATTCCCTTAACAGGCGTATGGTGCGTGCGACTATCGGCTCACCGTTCACCTCGGTCAGTTGCCTTGGTTTATCCCAAAACTCATACCGACCACCGCACATTATGATGTACTTCATATCTCAAACCTGCTCTGCTCTGGAAAACATTCACGGATGTACTCGCCTACCTTGCCATCTCTAAATGCCGTATCGGTGGTGGACAGAAATGTTTTGCCCTTTGGCACTTCCGTGTGTGAAAGCACCTTGACATCTTTCCTGTTCACACCACCCACCTTGCAGACATTTCCGTACAGGCTTCTGAAACTTGGCGCATCTGGATACTGGTTGATCACTGCCAGTGCCTTTTTCTTATTGATCAGCATCGGCATATGCACGGCATAGTTCAGTGTGCCGTATCCGTCATCCATCAGAATGTTGTAGACCCTTTCAAGTTCCCTTGAGTACAATGTCTTGCCCAGATTCTTCTGCTCAAGTTCCTGTATGCGCCTGTACAGTGTGCCGTTGTAGATAGGCTTCATATTCTTGACAGGCTTCATCACAAAGAAATCGTCATTAAAAAGCCAGAAATCATCTGTGATGTTTTTATTCTGACAAGCCAGATACACACTGCTTGTCGATTTCTGCCAGTTTGATGCACCTCTCTGTTCGTGCCGTATCTGATGGTCTGGCTTAATACCGTCTGGCACACCGCAGACAAACCACACATCACGGTGTGGAAAGTTCACCAGTGACCGCAAACTGTATCGCAGTTCTTCTGTTGGTGGATGATCCTGTAGCACATAGACTATATCGTACATCGTAATACCCCTTATAGTTAGTAGATAGCCTTGTAGCACGGAAAAAACCGCCTGTAAGCGGTTAAAAACGCAAGGTAATATAATATATCCTTTGCTTAAAAAATCGCTTAAATCGAAAAATTTCGGCTCACTTTTTTATCGTTTCTCGCAATATCCACGATAGTGTGCAATCCTGTGCCAATACCTCTGATCTGGTCAGCCGTTTATACCATCTCGGTGTCCACGCATTGTGTAGCATTACCATCGGTGGTATTTTCGGTTCATTGGTGCTGATGAAATAATAGTTGACATATTTCTTCTGGCGGTCATTCCAGTTATCGGTTTCAAGCCAGTGGTCAAGGATGTTGCCGATCTCGATTTCTGGATGATCTTTCAGATACGGATCGGTGAATGCATTTGCCATCAGTGCCCAGTAGTGTGATGATTCATCACCTGCCAGTATCCTGTCTTGGTACTCTGCCCATTCCGTGAACACTGGCAGATGCGGTCTTTCTGCGTACAGGAAACCGACACTGTTGAATCGGCTTTCATTATCACCTACAAACATCGTCTGTGGCAGTTTCGTGCCGTTTAGGATCGTATCGGCATCAAGCCAATACCCACCGTGATCACGCAGAATATGCACCCTAACCACATCTGCGATCTGTGGCAGTGCAAACTGTTCCAACCGCCCTATCGGCAGATCGGTATATTCACGCAGATTGCCGTAGTTCAGCACTGTGTATGGGATATTCCAAGTATCCATACACAGGCTGATATAGTCTGGCTTCTTGCCCTCCCAGAATGTGTATACCATATCAATAATCCAGACCTGCGTCCAATTCCATCGGCTCGGCACGCTTTCCACTGATCAGACACTTTCTGATGTCCTCTATGACCTCATCTGCCGTGATCATCTCTGTGATCATCAGTGGATAGTCTTCACCGAATGTGTTGTAGTATTCTTTCAGTAATTCATCAAGCATCACAACTTATTCCCCACTTCTATCATTTCATCAAATAACTTGATGGATTCTGGGAAATACTTCTGTATCAGTTCCCACGATCCGTTGTTTGCTATTCGGGATGCGTGCATTTCCGCAAACGCTTCACGCCCTGTACGCATCCACTCATTGCCTGTACCAGTTCCCTTTGTCCAGTATGACTTGCCGTGACCTGCGCCAAACGGATATGCAGTAGAGAATGTGCTTTCAAACATATCAGATATATTGCCACGCTCTGCGATTGTGTATGTGTCCTTGATCTCTTTGGCAAATGCTTTTTCAGCACCTGCCCTATCAAAGAATTCAGTGCGTGATTCCATTCTGCGTTTGATGTACTCGGCTTTTTCATCCTCTCGCATCAAGCGTCTTCTGACCATATTCTCTGCATCGTCTATGATCTCTTGCTCGGTGGTCAACCTATAGAATCCATTTGCTCTGCCGTAATCCTCTATTGCTTTGTTGGCTTCTTTCATCACGGTCTTGCCGAATGCACCATTTTTGTATGTTTCGGTGAATGGCTTGAATTTGTCACCGTTGCCAACTTTCCTGTTTAGTACATAATCCAGATTGTGCCCGAATTCGTGGAATGCCGTTTCGTACGCAGGATGCAGATCATCGCCTTTGGCTACTTTGTTGATGGATAGCCACACACCGTCTTCATAGCGGTCTACATTGTAGTATGCTTTCTGGGCACTTCTACGGCTACCCCATCTATCAGTGCTTGGCAGTACATTGAATTCGTCAGCATTCTTATTCCAGACGCTCCGCATCTCTGGCGGTGCGTCATCAAGGAAATGTGCGATCTGTGTGGTGTGCTTTTCACCGTATGGTGCTAACTTGGTCAGATTCGGCTTGCCGATCACGGTTTCAAGTTCATTATAACCGTTATCGATTTCTTTCTGAATAGCCTTGATCTGTTTCTTCTGGCTCTTGATCAGTTTATCCAGTGCATTCTTTTCATCGTCAAATCCACCAGTTTCGATCTTCTGCGCATTATCTCTAATGAATCGCCAGAAATCCGCAGTGTCAGAATACCAGTTCGGATGTTCTTCTCTCTTTCGGATATTCCTTTCAATTACCTCAAGTGCATTTTTCTCACTGCCGTAGTAATATCCGTTGTCGAATGCGTTCTTTAATGACGCATACTCGATTTCTGCCTGTTTGATCTTTGCCAGTTCCGCTTCTTTATCAGCCAGAATCTTGTCTGCATCAACCAGATTGGCTTTGTTCTGGGTCAATTTGGTGCGTATGGTCTGTTCAACCGTTTCGACCTTTGACTCTGGCGTTGGCTCGATAGGCGGTGCGGTTGGTTGTGGCGGTGTCGCAACTGGCGGTGGCGATGTCGGGATGATCGGCATCGGTGGCAGACCTGCTTTGATGTCATCCACCCTTGCTTGCCATCCGTCTGCTCTGGTTTGATACCTTGCTTGGTTGCTCGGATCAAGTGAAAACTTCGCCATCCGTGCATAGGATTCTTGCATATCCTCTGCGTGTTTCAGTGCTTCTTTGGCATCGTAATCGCCTACGATCTGTTCTATCTCGGATTTTGTCCACGGATCGGCAGGTCTGGATACGCCATCAATGTACATCGAATACATATCCTTGCAGTTCGGATGCAGAAAGCCTTGCGCTATCGCCTGTGATAAAAGCGGTACGCCCATCTTCTGCGCTTCTTGCGGTGTGCCACCTGCATAGACATCATCTACCATTACCTTGCCCAGAAAGCCTACGCACTTTGGACAGGCATCCTGTCTTTTGTTTACTCGGATCGTGTGTATGCCGTATGCATCGTGGGCATTGCCCTCACCCATCAGATACGCACGCTTGTTGCCAGTGCGCAGTGCCATTTCTGAATACTCGGATAACTGGTGTTTACTGCCACCCTTGTATGTTATCGGTTGGATTCCGTTCTTGATGAAATCCTTTGTTGCCATATCGATGGCTTTCTTGTAATCATTCGTGACATTGGCATAGACCTGTGCATCGAATATGACCTGTCTGTACTCATCCTCTGCTTTGCGCAGTACTGCATACTCGGCACGGCTGAAATCTGCCTTGGTGCGCTCGATCAGCACTGTCAGTTTGTTATCATTCACATTGAAGAACGATACATCCTTTTTCTGCCTGTAGTATTTGCCCTTGCGGATGTCATCCAGTATCTTGGATTCTTCTTTTGCGAACGCATCCGCATTGGTCTGCTTGAACAGGTCTTCAATGCGGTTGTTGATCTGTGCGAATTCTGGCGTGAACAGTTTGGCGTTTTCCTTGCGGTAGCGTTCAAGTTCTTTCAACTGTAACGCTTGCCACTGTTCCCACTTCTTGCCCTCTTGCACTTCTTCGATCTGATGGCGTTTCAGATTCTTGATCATAGAATCCATCAGATCATTTTCTATCCGCTTGAATGACCTCGATATGTCATACTCGTTACTCATTGGCATATACCTTGATGCCCTGTCTGCCGTATTCCTTGCGTTTCTGCCGTATCAGTTTCTTACCCATCGGCAAGTTCATCAGTTCGATGTATCCCTTGCCGATATGCTCGATTCCGTATATGCCCTGTGGCACTTGCTCACTTGCGATGTTAAGAAGCAAGACCGCTTGCTTTCGTGGCATCTGATAAAAGCGATTCGCTATTTTGATAAGCATTCCATACATCCTCTGCGATCATCGGTTCATCCATCTCGACTACGCCCTGTTCAGCCTTGAGCCTTGCAACTTCTTCTGCTTTCCATTCCTCGGTGCGGTTATCACCGTACAGTTCCTCTACGCACGCTTCAATGGACATTATGCCTTGCATCTTGCCCTTGCCGACAGTTTCGATCTGGCTTTCAAAACTCGGATTGGCGTAATCTTGGAATGTGACCGACACATCAAATTCGGCTTCTTCTTCACCTCTCGACCTGTAGTAGACCGTGATGGCTTCACGCACCAGTTCCTCTAACACTGGTTGCAGTACCTCGATGATGTTTGATCTGGTGTATAGTGTGACCTTTTCCTTTTCCCTCTGCGCTTCGGCATTGTCCAGTTTCTTGACATCGATGCCCATTGTGGATGGCGATATGATGCCCTGTAAGCACAGATCAAGTGCGGTCACATAGGTTGCCAGATACGAATCGTGGTGAATCTCACCTGCCGATGTAGCGATCTTGTTTTCCGCACGTTCTTTCATATCTGCATCTGTACGGATGTATCGGTTATCAAACGGATTTGGTGCAAGCACCTTGCCAGTGTGCGGATTTCTCGGTAGCAGATTCTCTGGGATGTACTCCTTGGTGCGACCTGTACGCAGTGCGTCTATCCACTGGCTATACGCTTCATCAAATGAATCGAATGCATCGATCTTCTTGTCAAAGATGCTCTGTCCACGGTTTTCAAACTTATCCGAATCATAGAACATCACTGGGATCGCCATCATATCATCACTATCCCATTCCAGACGCACCAGACCGTCAAAGCGTTCATCTATGCCCATATCTATCGGCTCGTCACCACGATACAGTTCATAGTCTACGAATCCGTGTCCGTATATCTCACGCAGTTCCAGTGTGCCATCTTCGTGGTCAAAGTACGATTTAAATATGATCTTTTCGATTCTGCCACGCTTGCACTTGAATTCTACACGGTCACCGCCCCAAAATTCGATGATCGGATACTTGGACAGTTCTGGGTCAACCGATAATTTCCACGCACCGTCACCGACTACCAATACATCTTTGACGGACTTCTTGATGTTGCGCTTGACCTTGTTCTCTTTCTCTATCTCTGACCAGATGTCTGCCACTGGCTGACTTTTCTGTATGTCGAAATCATTAATGTTGGAAACTATGATACCTGCAAGCAGATCGACCATCATCGATGGCAGACCTGTGTGGATTTTCCGCATTTCCATCCCAATCGTTGGATGGCTTGCCCAGAATTTCTGCATCTCGACTTGATGCTTCGGTATCTGCCAGTATAACTGTTCCAGTTCATTCGGATCACCACGATACCAGATTCTGTTCTTGATGGCGTTGCCTTGGAAATCCAACACTTCTTGCAAGTTGATCAGCATAGCCATCGGTGGATTTATCTGCAACCAACTCTGCATCTTTCTTCTCATAAAATCACTGAATCCCATTTCCTATCCTATCTCTGCTATAAACGGTAAAAACGCATATTGTTCTGCGTTTACGGTGTGATCATTCCGATCCTCTGGGATGTCTTTCTCCTCTTGCCAACTGTAGACGCTCTTTTCTCGGATGTTCTCTGTGCAGTGTGCCAGTATGTGGTATTGCTCTTTTGCGATCCATCCAAGAAGCAGGTTGATCCTGTCAACCACTTTCATCTCTTTGTAGGATGGCGTGAATTGATATATAGTGCCGTTTTCCCTCTTGTATTTTCGGCATTCTGTCAGTGTGGCTTGATCCGCACTGTCAATGAAGATGTTGCGGAAATCACCCCACGCTATTCGGCAGAAATCCGCAAACGCTACGATCTCACGCACTACATCACTCGGTGCTAACGGCTCTTTCCGTTCTGCGTTGTTGTAGATACGCTCTTCAAGTGTGTACAGTTCCCTGTCGGTTGTGATCCCCACAAATTCCATAGCAATGGTATCTGGTGACTTCTGGGAATACGCAGTATCCACGCCCATCACGAAACGCTTGAATGTCACTTCACCGTTCTGCATCCGTTCTTTCAATGCCTTGGCGGTGGTGATGTTTCTCTCACTGAAATTACTGAACACCAGACCAGTTGCCTTGCACCGTATGCCCTCGATCTTATTCTTGTATAGTTTAGTGCCGATGGGCACGTTCTCTCGGATGGTTGCCTGTTTCTCTTCGGTCATAGCAATGTTGTCATTGAAATTGAAAAACCAGTGCGTCCATCCATCCTTTGGCTCTTCGGTCAGTTCTGACCGAATCTCTTTCGGCTCACCGTCTGCCCACTGTGGCAATGGTCTGGAATGGTTGATGTATTCCTTGTAGATCGGCAGATTCGGATCATCTGGATTCAGTGTGGCTATCACCTTGTCACACCTCATAAACGCTTCACGCACATAATCCATATCTGCGATGTTGATCTCATCGATGTACAGGCATCCGTACTGACCGCCCAGTGCTTTTTTCCATCTGGCTTTGTCATCATAGCCAAGTGCAAAGATCGTTTTTATGCCATTGTTGGTATACAGTTTCAGATGTGGCAGATTCTCGCCAGATGCACCGTTTCCTCTATACTCGACCAGTTCACCCCATTCATCCAGTATGCCGTGCGTAGCATTGATGATGTTCTTTTCGATAGTGCCACGATCCAAGCCAGACAGAATGTGTTGCGTCTTATCGGACATCGCCACCAGACACAGAAACTTGTATACGCCTACCGTGGTTTTGCCACTGGCGGTTGTGCCCTCAAGGAATTCCACCTTGGCGTTGTTCCGCATAAATGCCAGATACTTGTCACTAACTTTCATCACTCAATAACTGACCAAGCATTTCATCAAGCCTGTTCTGTGCCTGTTTGCGTCCAGACAGTTCGATCTGCTCGGTAGGTTTCTGACCTATGGTATCACGCAAGAATTCTGCATCTGCCTTGCTCTCTTTTGCTCTCTGGATGATACCGTCAATGTAGGCATCCCAATCACTTTCATTCATACGCTCCAGAATGCGTTCACGGATCAGTTTCTTTTCTGCGTTATTCTGTTTTCTCTTTTCTGCCGATTTCCGTTGCGCTTCGACCGCCATCTGACCGCTAACAAACTGCGTTTCGGCATTCCCTCGTTTTAAATTCTGGTTGTTTCCCATAATATTCACATAACAGAAAAAGGCGGTTGATCTGACCGCCCTTTCCCGAAAGGAGTGCAAAAAACTATGAAGCAAACAATGCTTGATGAAAAAAGCGTCTGATGCTCTATGTCCACCTATGGACACTGGCATTATAACAGGTTGTCTGTCCGATTATGTCCTATTATTTGACTTTCAGTATGTCCTTGATCGTTTCTTTCTGATCAGTGGTTAATGTTTGCCAGATCAGATTTGCGATGTCCTGTCTGATCAGCACTTTCCAATCTTCGTGGTTTCTCCTGTAGATCACTACTGGTATTTCACCTTTTCTGGCATCCTTTTCTGCCTGTTTCAGCCATTTTTCATCACTGATCTGTTGTACTCTCTTGCACTCGATGTGGATGCCCTGTACCCCAACTACATCGGCATCACCGTTTAATCCACTGTACTGTTGCCCTCTGCGTGCGTCTGCCCACCCTTGGTAGCGTAGCAACTGGGCAAGTTCCCTTTCTCCGCTTGCTCCTTTTCTTCTGCTATTCATTGTCTATCAACCCCATTATTTCTGTGGCTTCTCTTTCTATTGGTGCTTTATCCGCTAACCACCATTCCATAACTTCTTCTGGCGTGTTTCCCAACTTCTTTGCTTCTTCGTTACTCCATTTGTTTATCAGCATTTTTTCAAAAGCCAAAATGTACAAATGCCTATATTTAGGGTAAATTTTGAAATGTCTTTCACGCTCTTTTCTTGTTGCCATTGGGCAACCTATGCACCCAAGCCGTGTCCATCCTCGGTCATACAATTCGCAGTACGGCACTTTGTATTCGTGGATGAATTCCCACACCTCTTCATCCGTCCAATCTATGATTGGATTCACTGTTGTGTCATGCGTTCTGTAGCAGGTTTCAACTAACTTTGCATTTTCCCGATTATCGAGTGGTAGTGCCACCCCCCCTGTGGGGTGATCTTGTATGCGATGTCACTATATTCCCTTTCGGCTATTTCCTGTGCCTTTGTTTTTCCCCACGATCCTCTTATGGAAACCTCACCGTGTGAATTCTTTCGCATAGTGCTTTCTGCCCACCTTACGCCTGTGATTTTCAGCCTACCTTTTCCACCTGCTTCTTTTAAGTGGGCACAACAGTACCGAATATGCCGTGTTGGTGGGCATTTAGTATTCGCTATCAGCGTCCACATAGTTATGCGATTGCCCTCTTTATCATAGTGATGTTCAAACTCCACATCTGGGTGTGCGTCTTTGATAAACTTCACTAATTCTGGTGGATCAACCGATGATACGTTGTAGTGTGCATCGTACTTGACACCTGCCATATCTGCCAGTGCCTTTATTACCACACTATCCTTTCCACCACTAAAGCATAAATAGTACCCCTCTGGTGGTTCATATAACTGTAGGCGTTTTATTGCTTTTTCGACTTTATCTATGCCGTTAAAATCTAACTGATGAATCATTTTTCACTCCTTTCAGAATACACCGTATAGAAACTTCTGGAATGCTTCATTGACCGTTGTTGGCTTCTTTGGCGTTCTCCATTTGCCATTCCAGTAGTATTCCTTGACCACGCACCTTGATACATCCACGATGCGATCACCTCTGTGTACATCCTTGTTGTGCGTGATGTACAGGATCGTGCCGTTGCCCTTGTGATGGTCTATCAGTTTTTTCAGTAGTCTTCTCTGGGCATCTGTGAATGTGCCCCTTTCGTTTTTGATCTCGCCAACGATCAGAAAGTTCGTTGGTGTTATGTACCACATATCCACATCAGACGGATGACCTTGTGCCGTATCGATGTGTGAAAAATCCATATGCAGGTTGTGTTCATCCCAATCTTTTATCATTGCTTTCACTCCGTTTTATAGTTGATCGTAAGTGTCTGGGCATTAAAAACACCGATCTATCATTTTCCCTATATGCTTGATGATGTTGTATACCTGTGATCTGGAATATCCTGTCTGTACTATGATCGCTTCTGCCTTTAGACCGTCCACCCATTTGTAGGTATAGATCACGTTGTAGATGTCCTTGCTTTTCCGCAGTTCCCTTTCTTTCAGCATCAGTATCTCATAGCGTTCATTCAGTATCTCCTTGGCTTCTGCCAGACGCTCTTTGATCTTTCTCTGTTCTAATTCGATCACATACTCTTCAACTTTATTCACATACTGACCGCCTGTAACAGACGGATTTGCTTTCATAAATTCACGTTCGTGATCTGCCAGTGGTGATTTCGGTTGTACGGTAGCCAGTAGTTCTTCACGCTCATTCACGATCTTATCCACCTTAACCAGTGCGTTCTGGTATGCCAGATAGTATTTCCTGTGTTCAAGGTACAATCTCATCGGCTCTCCTTTCTCCGTATGAGCAGAAGTCATCGTGCTTCCGAACACCTGCCACTACCAACCTATACATCGGACAAATTTCCATATCCTTGTACCGACACTCCTTGCATCTGACTATATCTATGCTCGGCTCGGTTATCTGTGGCATTTCATCACATTGTCCTTGACAGTTCCAATATGTTTCGCAACTATCACACTTGCTCGGCTCGGTCTTGCGGTCTGCCTTATCCTCTGCTTCGATGAACTCCTTGAACCGCTCAAACTCTTTAGCATCTTCTTCATCGCCATAACTCGTCTGCCACCAATCTTCCAACGCAATCAAGTGTCCGACTTGTTTTGGTGACAACATCTCCAAATGGTCTTTTACAATTCTGATTCGTCTATCTCTGTTCGGGTGTGCGTTGCCACCGAATATACATTGGCAGTTCTGTAATTCATACTCGCAGATAGGACAGTATTCGTGGTGTACTTTTAGTTCTCTCATCACTCGACCTCTCTTTCTCCCCAACTGCAATAATCATCTTCATTCACTACCGACTTTTTTCTTCTGCAATACAGATAGCCGTAACCAGATGGGCAATCGTATGTGCCCTTTTCTACGCATTCACGGCATTCTTCGCACGGCACAAGGTCTTGCACATACTCACCGCCTTTGATCTGGATGTGATCGCCTTTCATTTCAACTATGATCATTTTCATTTTCGTATCTCCTTTCTTGAAAAACAGGGGATAGGCAAGATATAAAATCAATGCGTGCTTTGTGTTCTCTGATATGTTGTTGTGCCTATCCCCTATGCCTAACAGGTAGCCATCATAAACCTTATCTATCCATCATTAACCTATCGCTACCTGCTTGTGCCTACTTGAACATCTTGCCCAGTGCCAGACGCTTCTGCGGATCAGTGATGTAGCATCTCGGTCTGCCACCGCATTCGATGATCGCCAGTGCGTGATAGATGTTTGCGTCCGTGTATCCTGTGACATCAAGCATTGCTACCTGCCCGATCACATCCGTCAGAAATATGTACTCTTCACCACTGGCGTTGTGCCTGTAGTATTCCATCTTCTTGAAATCGCTTCTCGCATTCAGTACGAAATTGAGTGCTTCAATATACTGTTTTCTTGTTGCCAGTTTTTTCATCGTTGTTCTCCTTTGATCTTTCTTTTTACGTTTATCTGGTGATAAACTGCGTCATCAGTTCCTTTGCGGTAGCATTTCTGGCAGATATAGTGCGTCTTTCTGCCTGTGTTGATCGCAATCATTTTCCACTCTTTTTCACTTTCTCCGCAAACTCCGCATACTCTTCTGGTGGAATTATCCATACTTGTCCACGCCTTTCTCTCCGTACCCAATCTTCACACCCTTGTGGCTTGTAGAATCTGCACTGTGCGGAACAATCTTCTTTTGTTCTGTCCGTCAGTATTGAACAGGTTGATGCCCATAGTGCGAAACATTTTTCTTTGCTATCGGTAATATCTAACATTTTGTCAGCCATCCTTTGTTTTTGGCATAGCCAACTATATAGGCATATGCACTCACTTTGATCGTCAGATGCTTGGCATTGACTTCTGCCTGTACCTGCTCTATCAGATCGTGTGCGTTCTCATAGGTTTCATACAGTTTCTTGATCTCATCTGCTGATAATTCATCCGTGAAATCATATACAACTACCTTATCTAATCTATTCTTATCTAATCTAGTCTGCGTATCCAACCTGTATACATCCTGTATACAAAGTGTATACGCTCTGTTTTCTTTCTCGGATAACAGTGATTTTTCTTCTGAATAGACCGTTGGTGTGTAGCGATCCTTTGGAATATAGTTATTGATTTTCCAGTGTTTGATCACCATCACGCC